CTTCCCATTTATTAGTAGAAGAATTCCATTGTAGTACCTGTCCGTTAGATAATGAACCTGTTGCAACGTCTGTTAAGCCACCAATGGTAGAAGAGCCACCTCCTCCTCCTCCAGAAAAATTAAATGCTGCAAATGATCTAGAATTAACAAAACCACTATAGCCTGGAGTAACAAATGCTTCAAACTTAGATACTATATAAGTCTGATCAGTATCTTGTACGTATACAATCTGACCTTCAGCTACACGAGACTCATCTAGGTTATGCATATCACTACCTGACGGTACGGATATCCATCCACCTTGAACGTATTTGGCCTCGGTAAAGGCGCCGGTATTACCCGACCTTACATAAATATCACCAGCTGTAGTTGGCATAAGTTATTAATATTATGGCGCTGACGCCGAATCCGGCATCAAGAACGCTCTTGAGTTATTTGTATTCTTTCCTTCAGCATATATTATACCCCATCTTGAATTTCCTTCTACTGGATTTTCAGTATCGAAATAATATACACCTGAAGCTAATGTTCCTGGTATAGAAGCATCTTTTGCATATAAATAGAATTCATTGTGAGTACCTGAACTATCAGGTGGTACTCCATCGTACATTGAAACAGGTTTACCTGCTAATGCAGACGATGATGGGAATACTATTGCTACGTGTTGTGCTCCTCCACTAAAATTAAAATATCCAAAACTTGATATTCCATTTCCACCATTATTATCATCCATAGATGTCATTGCTGAACTTGAATGATATAATGTTACTGTTGCTGCTGCTCCATAAGGACTAGTAAATGTACTACCTAATGATCCAGACTGCAGTTTTGCTATTAAAGATCCTGATTCTATTCCAACTCCGTCTCCTCCTGCATCACCCATTGTTGCTATCATCTGTGCTTGAGAAGATGGATTAGCTGCCCAACTAATTCCGTATCCATATACGTTAAATGGTTGTGCTGCTACTTCAATAGTTCTACCAGTATAATCAGTTTGTTTACCAAACTTATCTGTTATTCTTACATTATAATTTTTTGTTCCTGCAGTCATTGTTTGAGCTGCTTCTATAGTTACAGATGACGATGCTGCATTTCCATATACTAATCTTAATTCAGATGATTGAGCTCCTGATAATGAAGCACTATATGGAGTATTTGATTCAGTATCTGAAATACTAAATGTAACTAAGTCAGTACCTACTGCATTTGATGCTGTCCAATTAGCAGGTATATCTGTAAATGATGCTACTGTTGGTGCTTGGTTAGCAGTAACATTTATATTGATTGCTGAACTATCTGAATTACCATATTGGTCAGTCCAGTGTATTGTTGTTGAAATTGTATCTCCACTTGAATATGATCCTGTAGCTATATTAATAGAAGATTCTAAATTACCACTACTATCTACTACTATTTGATGATTAGAAGAAGATATAGTTGAATATGCTTGTGAACCATAATTAGGTGAATAAGTTACTCCTACTTGTGCTTGTGTACCTGTTCTACCATTTGAATTAGTTACTACTTGTGATTGACTTATTGCACTTTCTATAATATAGAATGTACCGTTAGTACTTATAGTTCCATCATCAGCTGCTGCTATTGCAAAAGTATGTGATTCAGTATTAGTACTAAATCCATGATTATCTGTTATTGATCCAGATATGGTATAGGAACCTGCTGCTAAACTTCCTGTCGGCTGTACTAAAAATGTTGCGCCTGACCTTTTAAAGTTTAACCCAGCAGATTCAGCTCCTACAAAGTTGTCATATAATATAGTATCACTTTCAGTATCTGAGAATGACAACGTTGTTAATGTTGACCCTGAACGAGCTAAATTGGTATTGAGATTTCCAGATGTATTAGTAAATACAATATCAGGAGCATTATTTTGAGTTACATTAACTGCTATACTACCCGAACCTACATTACCGTAATCATCTGTAAATGTAATATTTGAATTAATAGTTGATCCATTTAAGTTACCTGATCCAGAAATTGGATTACCTACTGATAATTGACCGCTATTATTAACTGCTATTAAAGCATTAGAAGAAGTGAATGATTGAACTGATGGATTTCCTTCATTACTATCATAAGATACCGATAAGGCTCCTTGAGTTCCAGTTCTACCATTTGAATTTGTTACTATGTTTGCACTACCAACAGCACTTTCTATTATATAAAATGTACCATTAGTAGACATTGTTCCTGTATCTGCAGCTGCTATAGTAAATGATCTTCCATTATAATCACTTTGTTTACCAAAGTTATCTCTAACTGCTACATTATAACTATATGACTGAGTTACTAATTGTTCTACTGCTTGAATATCCCAAGAAGAAGAAGCTATATTTTGAGGTACTAAATTTAATTTAGCTGCATCTGTACCGCTTAAACTTGCTGTAAAAGGAGTATCTGTTTCTGTATCACTTACAGTAAATGTTACCATTGAGCTTCCTGATACTGCTTCATTAGTATTATAGTTACCTGTAGTGTTTGTAAATGATGCACTTGGTGAATTATTAATTGCTACGTTTACTGTTATAGAATCACTATCTGTATTTCCATACTGATCAGACCAGTTTATAGTAGAAGTAATTGTATCACCAGAAACAAATGATCCACTCATCGGCACTCCTATAGTTAGGTTACCAGAGCTATCAACTACTACTCTATGATTAGAAGAAGATATACTACTTAAAGATGGTGAATTATAAGATGGAGACCATGATATACTTACCTGTCCTTGAGTGCCTGATCTACCATTGCTATTAGTAACAATATTAGAGCCACTCGCAGCAGATTCAATAATGTAATATGTTCCGTTATTTGATAAAGTACCGTCATCGGCTTGTGCTATTGTAAAAGATTGTGAGATTGGATTAACTTCAAAACCATGTTCGTCAGCAACAGATGCTGTGAAGTTATATACACCGGCACTTAATGAGGCATTAGTTCTTATTGATACTTCACTACCTACTACTCTAGTTACTATATTTGCTGAACTAGGAGTAAATGATAAAGTACTTAAATCAACTGCATTACTTTCAGGATCAGAATAAGATAATGTATATAAAACACTACCTGATCTAGCACTGTTAGTATTAAGGTTAGCTGATGTTGGTGTTGCGCTTAAAGTTGGTCCAGCATTATTAGTTACATTAGCAGTAAAGTCTGCAGATGTTCTAGTACCAAAAGCATTTGATGCTGTTACTGAACCTGATATTGTTCCTCCTCCTACGTCTGTTGATCCTGATATGTCATAAGCTAATGAAAGCTGTCCTGAGGCATTAATATTATATTTACCTGTTGGATTAACATTCCATGTTACTGATTGATTAGCATTAAAGTCTGCATATGTACCGGCAATACCAGTTGTTACAGTTGTAAGGAAGTCTCCTGATGTAGCACTTTCTATTATATAGAATGTACCATTATTTGATAATGTTGCAGCAGTATCATCTGCTACAGGAATAGTAACAGTTGCTGATGCAGCATCGTTATAAGCATCTTTAACTGAAGCTGAATAAATATATGAGTTAACTAAGTCACTATTTAAAAATACTCCTGCTTTTCTAGTTACTACTCCAGCACTTGACATTTGAAAAGGATCCTCATGTGGATCAGTAGCTTGTGAAGTACCTCCATAAGACCCAGTTGCTACATTTGAACCATCTAACTTTAATCCTGCTAAAGTAAATGTTGTAAAAGTTAAAGCATTTCCTTCTGAATCTGATGCAGTAATTGATCCCGCTCCAGTTCCATCTGCTGAATTTTCATTAACACCTGCTAAACTTTGATTATTAATAGTTGGAGTTAAGTTATCTTGTACTGTTATTGTGATAGGTAAACCTACTATTGAATCAACATCTCCATATCCATAATGTTCATCAGAAGCACTAATACTAAATGCATAAGATGAAGTAGTTTCATAGTCTAATGAACCAGTAGCCTGTCTTAAACTTACATAACTTCCAGTTCTTGCTACTGTAAAATGATTTCCAGGTATAGATGAAGAATGAATAGTAATAGTATCACTTTCAGCATCTGAAAAATATATTTTTGTTATCTCTCCTGCTGTTGCACTTTCGTTTCTAGTAGTAGAGTATGAAGTAATTACGTTACCGCCAACAGATGTCTCTCTAAATTTAGGAGTTTCGTTAGGAGTAACTGTAATGTATATTGTTTTATTTGTTGCACCATTGAATGAATCAGTTGCTCTTACTATTACTGGGTGAGCATTTTCTCCATCTCCTCTATCTTGAGTATTCATTGATGCAGTTGCTAAAGCATTCCAAGACATTACCCCTGCTGGAGTAACTCTTACATAGTCATCAGTATAACCTGAAGCTACCGACCAAGATATTGGTTGTGACTCAGCATCTGATCCAGCTAATGTTACTATAGTTGAACCTGAAGGAGTAAATTCTTCTTGAACTTGGTTCCCTGTTGAAATACTTGGTGCTGTATTAGGGAAAAATACTGCATTTAAGAAATCTTGTACTGATCCGCTAGTACCAAAGTTATTATTGAATATTCCTGAAGGTAAATCAGTATTTGATACTGTTCTATTACCGTCATAGTCTGTACTTCCTCCACTTCCTGAAATAGTTCCTCTGGCTGTATGTGCAGAAGCACTTAAACTACTGATTAAAGCATCTAAATGAGTATCAGTAGAAGAAGATAAAGCAGTTATGTTTGCATCTAAATGAGTATCTACAGATGAGCTTAAACTACTAATTAAAGCGTCTAAATGTGTATCTGTTGAAGCAGAAAGAGCAGATATATTAGCATCTAGGTGAGTATCTACTGAAGAACTTAAACTACTTATTAAAGCATCTAAATGAGTATCAGCTGAAGCTGAATATGATGCTGTATATGAATTAAAGCTTGCAGTTGTTACTAAACTACTAGTATTTACTGAAGAAGCTGTTATATTTAATCTAGCTGTATGAGCTGATGAGCTTAAACTTCCAATTAATGCGTCTAAATGAGTGTCTGTAGAAGAAGACAGAGCACTTATTAATGCTCCTCTTTGAGTATGAGCAGCTCCACTTAAACTACTTAATTCTGCATCAGTAGCAAAGCCAGATGCATCTAATCCTGCAATAGTTGTTGCAAATGAAGCAGATATTTGTTCTCTTCTTGTGTGAGACGCTCCAGATATAGTAGTATCTCCATCTAATAAGTTATGCCAAGCACTTCCTGAGTAAACTTGAAGTTGATTAGATGAAGTATTGAACAATATATCACCATCTACTGAAGATAATGAAGCAGTATTAGAATTAGCAAATTTTCCTGGTCTTAATAAGGCATTTTGTACTACTACAGCATCAGAAGCACTTAATATTAAGTTACTATTAGATGATAAGGTAGGTTGACCTGTTCCATTTGTAGAAGTAAATGAATCTGCAGCTACAGAACCTGTAACTCTAAACGATCCAGTTAGTTGTAAGTCATTAGTAGTAGCAAAAAATGATCCAGTTTGAATAAAAATACCAATATCATCAGTTTTAAACCCTAATGCTGTCAATTGAGCTGAACTACTTATAGTTCCATCAGGTGATCCAGTAATATACCCTAAGGCAGTTATCTGAGCTGATGATGATACAGTCCCAGCAGGTACAGTGACACTAGCAGAAGTTATATATCCGAAAGATGCAATTTGAGCAGATGAAGATACAATAGAAGAGTTGGATGAGCTTAAGTAGCCCAAATCTGTTAATTGCGCAGACGATGAAAAATAAGAGCTAGTGCCTGACTGTAGCTGGGTTATAGCAGTGCTATTGTTAGATGTTGTTGATTCTACACTGTCGATACGGGAATCAAAGCTAGCAGATGCTACAAAATATGATTGAGTAAAGGAATTTATAGAGCCTGAGTGAGCATTTAAAGGACCCAAAGAGCCACTACTAACTGAACCGGCTTCCAGATTAACAATTCTTGTTATTACATCTGAACCGTTGAATGTAAGTTTTGCACCACTAATATTTAATGATCCTGTTAAGCCAATCGCATTAGCCGCTGGGACTAACGATCCTAATTGTGTGCTTCCAGATCTAAATATCAGCGATCCTGATAATTCAGTACTAAGTCTTGACATAGGTCTCTTTTACTCTTCTATTTTTGCTCTAAAAAACCTTTATGAAACGTTTCTAAATATAAATAGACAAAAATGCTATTACTTTGATGTAGTTTCACTCGTAAACTTCAAATTAGTTTTATTCGAGTATTTTTTAGTATTAAACGGAAGAGCATTTACCGTATCAGTAACTATATGCCCTAAAAGATTAATATTAAATTCAGTTCTAACTATACGTTCATTACCTTGGACAAGTTCTGTGACAGTGTTATAATTGTCTATCATGGCTCTGAACCTAAATTTAGCTGGATCACCCCAATAAGAATCCGATGCGAAGTTTATTCCCTCTATTATTTTGTTATTCTGTTCCATATAGTCAGTAAATATAACACAGCTATATATTATATTCACATAATCTGGTATGGCTACAG